CATCTGTCCGTGACGGCAAACCTGATCTCCACCTGCAGGTGCAGCGGCAGCAACTGGTGTTGCGTTAAACGCTGCAGCAACTGCTGCAACTGTTGGTGCTGGTGCAACTACTGGTGCAACTGCGCCACCTGATAGATCGTGACCGGTAGTGCGGATGTTAAGTGCGTTCATTGCAAGATCTGCAAGACCTGACTCAAGTTCTGTTACTGATGATGCGTATAGGTTAATCAATGTTCCGTCAGCTAACTTGTAGTTGATCTGGAACTTAGTTGATTCTGGTGCAGCCATATTACTTTCCTCCACTTGGTTTGATGTTTAATCTAATGGACTCTTTACCAACTACCTTCGGTACAAAGCCCAATAGTTTTTCTACTTGTTCAGAGTCAACTGTCTCACGACCTTTAACGGAAGTCCAACTGATCTGAATACCACTAGCAGTAACGCCAGTAGTTCCCTCGAAGGATGACTTCAAGGAATCCTTTTCTTTCTCCAGCTCTTTGATTCTTTCATCTAACTGCAGATACTTCAATGCGTGAGTGTCAACTTGTGCGTCCTCAATCACGACTTCACTAAGGACGATACGTTCTTTTATTAAACCTACGCAACCCATCTCACCGGATGCGTCGTAGTACTGGCAATAGTTCTTACAGAAACTAGAGTCTTTCTCAGGCGCTGGTGCTTCTGTTAAAGCCTTTACATTAGCCAACCATTGCAACGCTTCTAGCGCAGAGACTTCATCGTATGGTTCAGAGTGGACTTTAATATCCTTCTCATCACCGTCACGTGCTATCGCTACCAGATTAACTGTCTTAACATCGTGACCGTTCTTAGATAGCAGGTAGCCATAGACCTGCACCTGCCAGCGCTGTTGCGCTGACGGGAAGTAACTAAGGTTCTTTACCTTACTTGTTTTCCAGTCAATGACCGCACCGATACCCGGTACGAATAAGTCAACGTGTGCTTTCATATCACCATACTCAACTGCTGTCTCGACTAGGTAATCTTTACCTTCTGGATCTAGCGTGGTAATTGCATCTTCAATAGCAGCGTGGATAGCAGTACCCATAATCGCTGCCAGCTTTGACTGGTTATCGTTAGTCTCTGGCTGTGCATTAAGTCGGTACCAAACCTTACGACGGCAGCCACCGATCTCTGATGGACCTACCTGAGTCTGCTTGCTACGGTCACGCCCTGCATCTTTAGAGTGCAGTACGTGCAGCAGTAATTCCTTCGGATCTGTAATCACACAAGTTCCTTTTCTATAGCCTTAATAACATCTTCGATAGGTACAGAGTTATTGCCTAGCGTTTGCCAGTCCTTACATAGCTCCATTACTGAACGCAGTGCTATGTATGGAGTGTCTAAGGTTCTACTGTTTCTGTAGTGATTGCTCTCTATATCTGATAGCAGTTCTTCGTATGTCATTTGTTATCCCTCTTTGTAAGCCAGTAGTCAAGAGCATACGCCCCGACAAAACCAAATAGCAAACCGAATAAAAATCCAAGCATCTTTCTCATCCTCTCTGTTGAGTAACTAACTGTATTGGTGGGCAGGTATTGATATCAAGCACCGACGCGATCTTTACTGCTCTTTCTGCCACAACCTTTGCCATTAGCAGGCTCTTGTACGATCTTGGCTTCAAAGAATAAAGGTAACCGAGTGCATAAGGACCGCCACTTCCTGCGGTGAATAGACCGTGCTCACTTGCGTTAAATGATAAGTCCGGGCCTATAGAGAACAACATAGAATCAAACGAGATTAGATAGCAGAAGCTCGCTTCCTTATCTGCTTCGTATCCATTGTCTTTGAACGCTTGCTGGATACTTGGGATTATTTTCTTACCCATCCACTCGACGGGGCTAGTTCCCTTGTATATCGGTGGCTTCCAGTTATAGATCAGGATATCACCAGGGCGTGAGTCACCAGTGACGCCGAGAATGTACTGACCCACACGCACGATCTTCGGAGTCTGCGTACTGATAACGCGCTGATCGTTATCGGTGATTTGACTATCTGCGGCAAGGACTACGAAGTCAGGTCCTTGGATTCCTACGAGTGTGGTCATTGGCAGATCATATCACGCGGCGTGTCGTTATCGGAGATTTAGATATCGGAGATTACAATATGAGCCGTAGGCGAATAACAGTGCGGCCCTTATCAGGGCCGAGGCGTAGCCGAGAGGCGACTGACCACAGGAAGGAGCCGTGCCGGGCAATGCGGTTCCACCCCTTTGTTATGCCTAAATTCCTACGCCGTAAGGCGCACTACGATACCCTTCCTGAGCCTTTTGGCACCGATTTAAGGGCCTTTGGCCCTGTTCACGTATGTCCGTGTGGGTCGCAGGTCTTTAGCGTTATGGCGGCCTTTAATGACTACGAGCTAGTCTGGTATTTCCTTGATGCTACCTGCGTCAGTTGCGGTAATCTCGTCCGTGTGCCTTGTCCGGTGGACAAAGATGAATCACAAATTATCTGAAGTAGATGAAATAAATCGCAGAGCAATCTGCTCAGTTTGTGGTCCAACCAAGATAAAGATCCGCAACAAGCATCACTCCACTCCTGCTGGTCGCTTCCGCTGCAGGACTGTCTATAAAAGAAACATCCAGAAGAGTCAGTATCCATACACTGTGCATAAGAAAGATACTTGCGAGCATTGCGGATTCGTACCAGAACATAGCAGTCAGTTGGATGTAGACCACATAGACGGGAACAGTCGTAACAACGACCCTGTTAACTTGCAGACACTGTGTGCTAACTGCCACCGATTAAAGACACACTTAAATAACGATAGCGACTCTGGCATATTTTAGGCATAAAAAAAGAAGCCCCCCACCCCGAAGGGTGGAGGGCCATTGCCTCGCGCTTATGGGCTAATTACTTAGCGCCACGTCCAAACTCTGCGTTCTTTGGATCTATTGCCTTTAGCAATGGACCTGCAATAGCAGCGATACCTGCTGTTGCCAAAGCCTTTGGATCTGTAACTCCTGCAAGCCATAGCGCAATTACTGACGCAATGCCTGCACGAAGATATGTTGATGCGATAGCAGTCAATTTTTCTTTGTTCATTTGATCTCCTTAATCTTTGAACTTCGGTGAGCCAAAGCCCACGATGAAGTTCTTTAAGTTCTTCTTGTTGTCCGTGCGATAAGCACGTACCTTCTGTACAACTTCCCCACCATTTCGTTCACTTGCAGACTTCTTCTTATCGCCTGAAGTGTTACCTTCGATGGTAGTTACTGTGCCGTCGCCGTTATCACGGACAACGATCCCAACGTGATCTATAGGGTTTCCCCCTTCGGCAAAGTCAAAGAAGGCCAAGTCACCGGCAGCAGGCTTAGCAGTTTCTGCATTAGCCCAACGTCCTGTACCTTGAAACTTCTGCGCTCCGTCAGTAGTAGATACTACGTTTGGAATCTTTAGGCCAACTTGGTTGGCGCACCACATTACAAAGGAGCCACACCAAGGCTTAAAGTTAGCCTTAGTAAAAGCTCCGTACTTAGTTTCGTTATCTTTTGGTCCTTCTACATAACCGATCTCAGCACGAGCAGTCATAAGGAATTGATTGCGCTGACTCATTTACTTCTCCGCTATCAGTTTGTACAGATCGTCAATACGATCCTCAAGTCTTTTGACGGAGTCTTTTATTGAGCTGCCCCCATTGGGTTTAAGTTCGTTTAGGTAGTGCTTGACTAACCATCTGACTCCAGCAGCAAAGCCGCCAACTATGGTCATTACTGCAACTGTTAGTGTTGCATAGTCTTGCGCTGTCATTAGATTGTCCTTTAGATAGTACGGATTGTGACTAGAAGTGTGCCGCCAAATCCAGAGAACCGTTTATCCTCTGGGGTCTTGTTGATGAAATCCATCTCTTCGATGATGCCTAGGTATGACTCACCGGTTCTAAAATCTTGAACGCGGATGGTGTCACCAACATTTTCAATCTGCTCTAATTGAGACATACGAGCATAGGCAGATCCTTCGTATCCCACTTCGTTGCTGAACTTGTCGCTCTCGTGGTCATAGCAGAATACCGGGTACTGAATTAGGCGCTGACGGGGAACTGCTGGCAGTGACTTCAACTGGTAGCCGGTAAAGAGTGGACCCTTAGTAACGTCAGTAGCAGATCGAAAAAGAGTAAACTTAAATCCTAGATATTCTTGTGCCGCTTGTGGATAGCTCACGTTAATTTCAGGAACTGCATCTCCTTGTGAGAATGTACCAATACGATAATCAGCCTCTGTTGAGGCAATAGAATCAATGTTAATACCACCATTGGTTGTATCAACGCGAGCTTGTAGCAGTTTGTAAATCTTTGTCTCAAGTGTGTTGTAACGTATATAACCAGTACGCAAATAACCACTTGCTACTAGGCTAGTTGTAGATTCTGCCCAGATGTTGTTGCCTGTGCTAAATGCTGCTCGATCTGAGTTGCCAAAGAAGGCAACCTGAGATGCAGTTGCGCTAGTTCCAGCGGCAACTAGATCCCACGCCCAAGGAAAATACAGAGCGTTAGCGATAACAGTTGTAGATAGATCAGTGCGAACCAGACCTGCTTCGCCATCTACCTTTGTTGCGATGTAGGCATAACTATCCTTGAAAGCGATAGCAGTACAGGCGGCATCTCTAAAGAGAAGCGGTCCATACTGGACATCTCCAGTTGCGTCAGCAACTCCGACTCTAAATCCTGCACTGGTTGCAAGGACTGCATATAGACCAAGGTAAACATCAAAGTCATTGATATATTCACCATTTGGCATATCAATAATTACAGTAGGTGTGCTAAGGGTTGGAAATCCTAAAGAATTTGGAACTGCAGGATCTAGGCCAATCTTGAATACAGATGATGAAGTTCCATTTGGATCATAACCTGAGATGTAGATAGCCTGTGGTCCTTCTGCAATAGATGACCATACCCAAGATGAATTAGGATGGGTAAATAAAGCAGCAGGTAAAGCACCGGATGAGTTGTTAGCATCTAGTTCATATATCTTGTTGTTAATAGCAGCAATAAGGCGCTGCTTTACATAGCGGATTGTTGCGCGAGTAGTGCTAGTTGCGTTGTAGATTTCAGTATCACTTGTAGTTCCAGCAAGGTTGCCACGATGGACGTGT